CCTTTATTCAAGGCAAATCTTAAAAATGAATGGTCGAAGATCATGCCCTGGGAGGTGATAGGATGGCTCGACCGGCGAAATCAGTCAATGCAAAGAGCGGAGTGGTCACGAAAGAAGAGGTCAAGATCAGACAGAACGCTGAGAAGAAACTCAGAGGAAAGTCGAACAGTCTGAAACCTCCGACTTATCTTACCACTTCACAGAAAAAGATATTCAAGTACATTGTCAGCAATCTGGAAGAAGCCGAGATCCTCGGAAACCTGGATCTGTATATTCTATCGGTGTCAGCTGTGACAATAGGCAATTTGATCGAGCTGGATACAGCGATCAACAACGAGAAGGACGCTATCCTCAAGGTCAAGCTGATGTCGATTCGTGATAAGTACACAAAAGACTTCTTCCGGTGCTGCAATGAGCTCTCGTTATCACCACAGTCGAGGGCGAAGCTCTCCCTGGTAGATGTGAAAGCATCGAAAGAGAGCAGAAATCCACTGCTGGAAGCTCTTGATCTATGACAATCATAGAGCATCCGTCTTATGTATATGCTCAACAGGCTGTTGCCGGATCAGTAGATGCTCCGGCTTATGTGGTGAAACAGTGTGAGCTGTTCCTCTGGGTGTGCGATGGCAATGATCCGAGGTATCACATCGACATCAAAAGGCTGAAAAAGATCAACAACATCCTCAAATTGATCAAGATGCCGAAGGGACTGAAGGTTGGAGAGAGGATCTTCGACTGTATCGCCGGATTCCAGTGGGTTTTGATCGTGGCTTCACTGTGCGTTATGAGGGTGGATGATCCAAACAAGAGAAGATATGAGACGATCGTGCTTGAGATCGCAAGAAAGAACGGCAAGACATTCATCATCGCCGTTCTTTTCATTTTGCTTTTCTTCCTGGAGCCACAATATTCATCATTTTATTCAGTCGCTCCGGACGGATCCCTATCCAGGGAGATCAAGAAGGCACTGGAGGAGATCATAGGATACAATCCGGACATCTTTCCACAGGAAGGCAAGGATCGAATATTCAAGCTCCGGAGAGATGACATTGAGTGCTATCTGAACAAAAGCAAATATGTTCCGCTCAACTACTCGAACAGCAGACTCGACGGTAAACTGCCGAATGTGTTCCTGGTCGATGAGGTTGGAGCACTTCCGAACAGTTATGCGATTGAAGCGATGCGTTCCGGGCAGCTGACGATCCTCAACAAGCTCGGGTTCATCATATCAACAAAGTATCCGACCGCAAATAATCCATTCGAGGATGAGGTTGTGTACTGCAAGAAGGTTCTTGATGGTTTGATCGAGGACGATACACTCTTCGCTCTGCTCTATGAGCCGGATAACATCACAGACTGGATCTCCGATGACAGGATCCTCGCTCATGCGAATCCTCTTGCTCTGGAGATCCCGGAGATCTGGGATGATCTGATAGCAAAAAGGAAAAGAGCGATTGAAGTTGAGAGTGCCAGGGAAAACTTCCTCACTAAGCACTGCAACATCATATATCAGGGAATGGGGACAGAGTCCTACATCGACATCAACCATGTGAAAGCGTGTTGCGTTGATGAGATCAGATGGGAAGATCGTGAAGTCTGGATAGGTGTCGATCTTGCTCAGACGAATGACAACTGCTCTGTGGCGATGGTTAGCGTTGATGATTATGACAATATCCTGGCAGACATCATCGCATTCATTCCGGAAGGACGGATCGAAGAGAAAAACAAATTTGAACACATAGATTATCGCAGATTCATCGAACAGATGAAGTGCATCGCTTGCGGAGACATGGTCGTGGACTACTCCGTGATCGAAGATTTTGTGATGAAGATTGAGGATAAGTACGGTGTGACTGTCCGGGCGATCGGATATGACCGGTGGAATGCTCTTTCATCGGCTCAAAAGTGGTCGAAAAAGTACACCACAGTCGAGATCCGGCAGCATTCCGACACACTCCATCCTCCGACGAAGCTCTTATCTGAGAAAATCGAGAGCGGAGAGTTCAAATATACGAAGAACACGCTGCTGGAGATCAATTTTGAGAATGCAAGATGCACATTCGACACGAACATGAACAGATATGTGAACAAAAAGAAGTCAAACGGCAAGGTGGACATGGTTGTCTCGCTGATCAATGCCGTGTACCTGATGCAACAGGACATCATCTTCAATGACAGGGATTTTGTCGTTCAGGTGATATGAAAGAGGTGAAATAAGTGGGATTTTTTAAGAAAAGAGAGACTCAGCCGGTCGCAGAGACCAAAGAGATCATAGTGGACAGTGGTGTCATCTCTGATCCGCTGCTCAAGGCTCTGCTGGACAACTCTCAGGTGACAAGGGACTCGATCATGAACATCCCTTCTGTGTCAGCTTGTATCAATAAGATCGCTGACACAGCAGCAACAATCCGGATCAAGCTCTACAAGAATGAAAAGGACAAAGTTGTTGAAGTCAAGGACGATCCGAGATTGTATCTTCTCAATGAAGAGACAGGTGACACGCTTGATGCAGTGCAGTTCAAGAAGGCAATGATCACAGATATGTATCTCAGTCGGGGTGGTTATGCCTATTTGAACAGAGTCGGGACGAAGATCATGTCAATTCACTATGTGGAAGCATCGAAAGTCGGATTTCAGACAAATACTGATCCGATATTCAAGGACTACAAGATCCAGGTCAACGGAAGATACTATGAGCGTTTTGACTTCATCAAGCTGCTCCGGAACACTACGGACGGCATGATGGGGAAGAGCATCATTGAAGAGAGCAACACTTTGCTCACGATGATGTATGCGTCTCTTTTGTATGAGCAGAATCTCGTTAAGACCGGAGGAAACAAAAAAGGATTTATCCAGGCTACTTCCAGACTGACAAAAGAAGCGATCGCTGCCTTGAAAGCAGCCTTCCGAAATCTTTACTCAAACAACACAGAGAATGTGGTGGTGCTCAATGAGGGACTGTCCTTCAAGGAGTCATCGAATACTTCGGTTGAGTTGCAGCTGAATGAAAACAAAAAGACCAACAGTCAAGAGATATGCAAGCTGTTCCTGATCCCTCCGTCGATCATTACCGGCAATGCAACAGAAGATGATCGGAAGTCCTTCAAGGAAGAGTGTATCATTCCACTTCTGGCAAGGTTTGAGACTGCGATCAATTCCGTGATGCTCGATGAAGACGAAAAAGGAACATATTTCTTTGCTTTTGACACAGACGATCTCCTGAAGGGAGACATCGAGAAGAGGTTCGGAGCATACAAGACAGCTCTGGACAGTGGCTTCATGCAGCTGGATGAAGTCAGGAACAAGGAGAAGCTCCCGGCTTATGGGCTGGACTTCATAAAGCTCGGACTGCAAGATGTTCTGTACTATCCTGACACAAATCAGGTATATACACCGAACACAAACAAGCTCTCTGTGATGGGTGAAGCTCCGAGCATAGACTCTCCGGATCCAAAAGAGCCGGAAGAGGAAAAATCAAAAGAGGAAGGTGGTGAGGAAGAAGATGATGAAAGTTGAGATCAGAGATGACAAAGTGTTGATCGATGGATATGTCAATGCCGTCGAGCGTGACAGCAAGGTCTTGAGGGATCACAAAGGCACACCATTCATCGAGAGGATCAAGGCTGGATGCTTTAAGAGAGCGTTGAGTCGTGCGAATAACACTCGATCGTATGTCAAAGTGCTTCTCAATCATAACTATGATCGAGAGCTGACATCCACTCATGACTCAACCACTAAGCTCTTTGAAGACTCGATCGGACTGAGATGTCAATGCGAGATCAGAGACAAGGAAGTGGTCGAGGATGCTAAGTCCGGAAAGCTGACAGGGTGGTCATTCGGTTTTATTCCGATCAAACAGACAAGAGTCGCTCCGGAAGGCAGCGTTGAACACAGAGATGTGGAAGAGTTGGAGCTTCGGGAAGTGTCTATCCTGGACAACACGAGGATCCCGGCTTATGACGGAACATCAATCGAGACAAGATCCGAAAGCATTGACGATGTGATCGAGATCCGGTTCTCGAATGATGAGACGGAAGTGGTTGATAAGACCACAAAAGCAAAGGAAGAGACATTCAACAATCACGAATGGGAAAACCGTTATCTGGCAACGAGAGCTAACCTGGTTAGTTCTTAATTTTTTACAACAAAAACTTATAAAGGAGAGTAAAAAAATGTTGAAAAAGTATTTGGAAATGCGTGCTAAGAAACAGGCACAGATGAAAGCACTCATCGAGAAAGCCAACACAGAACAGAGAGTTCTCAACGAGGATGAGAGGAAAGAGTTTGATGATCTTGAAGCTGAGATCAAGAACATTGACGAGACGATCAACAGAATGCAGTCTCAGAGAGACCTGGATCAGAACATCCCTTCTGAGGACGAAGACGATGATGACGATGACGAGGAAGATGAAGGTGAGGAAGACGCTGAAGCAGAGGAAAGAGCTTTTGAAGCATACATCCGTGGTCGTGTTGAGGAGAGATCCGCTGTGAACATGACGAAGGATGATAATGGAGCAGTGGTTCCTCAGACCATCGCAAAAAAGATCATCGAAAAGGTAGTTGATATCTGCCCTATCTTCAAGGATTCCGAGAGATACAATGTCAAAGGTACTCTCACCATTCCTTACTATGATGATGGCGAGAGCGACATCGTTTGCACTTATGCCGATGAATTCACCGAAGGTGAGTCCACATCCGGCAAGATTAAAAACATCACTTTGACCGGATTCCTCGGCAGAGCGATTACCGATGTCAGCAAGTCCCTTGTGAACAATTCTGACTTCGATATCGTGAATTTTGTAGTGAATCACATGGCTAAAGCGATCGCTAAGTTCCTCGAGAAAGAGCTGCTCGTAGGTACTCCGGCTCATGATGATGTACCGGCAAAGATCCTCGGTCTTTCCACTCTGGAAGCTGGTGTGACTCTCGCTGCAAATGACAAGATCACTACCGATGAGCTGATCGACATCCAGGAAGCTGTTCCTGATGAATATCAGGCAGATGCTTACTGGATCATGAATCGTGACACAAGAAAGAAGATCCGCAAGCTCAAAGATGCAGATGGCAACTATCTCTTCAATAGAGATCTCAATTCACGCTGGGGATATACTCTGCTCGGCAAGGATGTGTACTGCTCCAACAATATGCCGAAGCTCGGTGGTGCTTCCAGGACTGTCATCTACTATGGTGATATGAAAGGTCTTGCGACCAAGGTTTCCGAGAACATCAGCATCGATATTCTTCGTGAAGTTAAGGCTCGCCAGCACGCTATCGAGGTGATCGGTTTCGTCGAAGTTGACTCCAAGGTGCAGAATGGACAGATGATCACGAAAGCCGTTACTCCGGCATAAGATGAGGAGGTATTGACATGAGTTATAACGCAAAAAACTACACCGAACAGGGTGGCGATGTTACTCATATCGGTGGATCTCTTGTATTCGATAATGGAGCGAAGGTTGAAGGCTTTCCTGGTGCTGCGAATGTAGAAATGCACTCACAGAACACCGGAGCAGTGCTCAGAGGTGATCTTGATGCTGTTGTCCTGGCTCTCAAGAATGCCGGTGTCATGATCGGCGATGAGTGGGATGTGGATGTCAAGGATCACACCGATGTTACCTTCCAGAATCTTCCGACCGAGAATACACTTTTCAACACCGGGAAAGTGACTGCTGCCATTGATGGCACTGTTATCACCATCACTGTCGATGGTAAGGTCAGTGATCTCAAGGACTGTGATCACGGAAGCACATGGGGAACACATAAGTGGTTCGCTATCGGCATCGATACCGATCTCGACAGCGTGGTTGGTGTTGTATATGAAGACAGAGGTGGATCCGTGACGCTCACTGCTGATGATGCAAGTGAAGCAACAACAGTCGGATTGTCAGCCGGTGACTTCGTGCTTTACTTCAAAGCGGAAGTGTTACTCGCCAACGGTGGAGCATCATTCAAGCTCAGTGGCTTAGGTAAGGCAAAGACTGAATACACTGTGAAGATTGTGGAGTCAGCGTCATAAGGAGGGAAGAGTCATGAAGATAAGCGATATCACAGACCAGAATTTATGTGATTATCTTCGGTTAGATGATCCGACACAGATCGAGATCGATGAGATCACACGAATGAAGGCGAGTGCAATCGATTATATTTGCAATTATACCGGTCTTACGACCGAGCAGATCGATGAGCACGAAGATCTCGCTCAGGCTCTTTTCGTCATTGTTGCCGATATGTTCGACAATCGAAATCTATACATCGAAGGAAAAGCATCTAATATCAACAGATCAGTGGAGTGCATTCTCAATATGCACTCCGTGAATCTCTTGTAGGAGGTGATCTGATGCGAACAATGGACATCGGAAGGCTCAACAAGAGGTTGAGACTGTTGAAACTGGGTGAATCCGAAGACAGTCTCGGACAGTCCATCGTGGATCTGGAAGAGATTGCGACGGTGTGGGGCTCACTCTATCCGGTTCGGGGAGCTGAGTTCTATGAGGTTCAGAAGATTCAGTCGAGAAT